TTTACAGTTGTGCTAAAGCCGCCGTACCACTTCATAATGTCACAGCCTGCTCCCTCATCTTTGCCGACAAGAGATTTTGCTGTGCTAATAATTTTTTCTACTGTTACAGTTGCCATAAAATTACACCTCGCTTTCCAAATTCATCACAGCCGCCACGCCTGCTGAAACAGCCGCAATGGCTAGTCCTATTGCTACTGTTTTAACTGCGTTGCTATCGTTGTAGTCAATTCCTGCTGCATATGTAGCTAAATTAACTACAACGTAGCCGACAGCCGCTTGAACGAATGTTCTGGCTGACTTTTTTATTGTGTTTTTGGTAATTTTCATTATTTAAAACTCCTTTCAACCTAAAAATATTCCAATAGCATAGCCGATTAAGCCTGTTACAATTGCGCCGCCTGCAATTCTCAGCCAATATATAATGCTATCTGCCTTGCTTTTTTCCAGTTTGTCGATTTTCTCGCCCTGTCGCTGTTGCTCTTCTGCCATAGTTTTCATACTTTGAGCGAGCCTGTCAACTGACCGTACAAGCTGATTTGCGTTTTCCTGCTGCACTTCTAACTTGTCAATTCTATGCTGTGCAGACTTGATTTTTTGTTCGTGCTCAGCAAATCTTGCTGCAATTTCTTCTGCTGTCATTTAGTTTTACCTCTCATCCGTTAAAAATCAACTTTCCGTTTGCATAGTCCCAACAGAAAACCTCGTGCTTTTGCATATATCTGTTTGTATCTCTGCCAACACGATACATTTTGATATATTTTGCGGTTGTGTCAAAACCGATAATTGTAAAACAATCCTGAGATTTTGTGCCTACAACAGGCATTGTTTCTGTTGTAATTCCTGCATATGAGGCACAGTCAAGGTTGATGTCAAGCTGCCTATTATCGTCAGTTAGCACACCAACTGCGTCTTGATGATAATGTCCTGATAGCCAGCAAATAAATTCGCCGCCATTGTCTATAAAATCAGATACAATGCCTACTGCTTTGGCGGTAGTTGGTGTTTGTCTTTCATACGGACGAGGAACGCACCAAGTTGTGCCTATGCTGTCTGTTTTGCCGAGTGGGTAATGATAACCACAGACAACCCCGTAGCCCAGCGATTTGGCATTATCAAGCTCAGTTTTAAACCAGTCTGATTGAGCTGTAGACCAGTGCATACAGTCAAGAGCAAACAGTCTAACCTTATATTCGGCATAATCTTTGAAATAATAGCAAGCGCCGTAGTGTTTCGAGCCCTTGACATCAATTTCATCAGGCTGTGTTACGTACCAGTCGGAAACATATGGAGCTATGAATTTGTCATAACACATTTTTTGAGGAACAATATACGTTGTTGCTCCGTTCCACGCAGGCTCGTTGCCATCATATGTATTTTCTGTAAATACGTCGTGATTGCCGAGAGTAACCATAATTCGGCCACAACCGAAATTTCCCCAAAAATCGTAACTATCATCAAATCGACTGCCCAACATATCGCCTGTACAGATTGCGCTGTCGATATAGTCAGCATAATCAGCAAAAAAATCAGAAATTCTCTTTGCATTTGCTGAATTATGTATATCTGTAAAATGTAATAGTGTTAAAGTATCTTCTTTACTACTAGCGTTTTGCCAAGATGTGCAATAACCCATTGCGACCTGACTTAAATTATTAATGATATTTGACTTGCCATTCAAAGCCTCTATTGATGTCGTATCGGACAGTTGATTTACAATTTTGGGAATGGTTGTGCAGTCAATTTTAACTCCGCTAAGGTCTGGTATGTCAACATCTAAATCTGAAATTAGCAAATGTATGTTAAAATGTCCTGTGATGTTAGCGTTGGGATAGAAATATAGATATTTTGCAGTTGGATAGTCTGATATATTGACTGTGTATTTATTACCGTTAGCAAAATCGTTATTTGCAATACTAAGCACCATATTACTGCCTTGATTTCCAGCGAAACCATCAACTGTAGTTAATCTAATACGGAGATTTGGTGCTGTTGTTAAGCTGTTCGTAACTTCAAATCCAGTAACAGTAATTGCAATTTTGCCCCAACTATCTTTAATCGGTATAGCTATATATGGTCTATTGTTAGTGCCATCCTCAGATTGATAGTCACCGTCAATGATTGTATTATCAATACACAATTTATCAAAAACATCTTGCGCTTTTGGGTCTGTAAAATACCCATACTGAGCTAAATCGCTTATTTGATAATTTGTTTCGTCCTTAGTATAAGCGTCTGTAACACCGTAACCTTCAAGAGTTGTCGCCTTGTCGGCTTTTTCGTCAAGCAAATCGTCTGTATCATCTTGAGTGTAATAGTAGTTGTCAAGAAAGGCAATTGACGGATAGCTCTTCTTAGTATCTGCGATATTCTGCCGTGTACTAACTTTATTAGAGCTGTTTTCGCCGTCTGTAATGTCGTAACCGTCAAGGGTGGTTGCCTTGTTGGCTTTTTCATCTATATTTTTTAGCAAATTGTTCAATTCGACATATATATTTTGAGCGGCAATTATGGTTAAATAGTTATTCTCTATTTCATCTTTTGTATACGTATCTGTAATGCCGTAGCCTGCAAGTGTTGTCGCCTTGTCGGCTTTGCCTGTCACACTCTTTGTGTCCGCCTTGCTGGACAGCACAGAGGCAACTCCGTTGGAAGTCACAGGATTGTTACTGCCGATTGTGGGAGTGCTATCAAAAGTCAAAGCGTCCTGCTTTGCACTCAAAGCGTCGTCCACGTCCTGCGTGTTTGCCTTTTTGCCGAGCAATTCGTCTGTTTGATTTTTTGTATAAGTGTCTGTAATGCCATAACCCGCAAGCGTGGTCGCCTTGTCAGCTTTGTTGGCAAGCTCTGTTTTTGTTGCGTATGTTTCTTTGGCGTCATTCTGACTTAAAAAATAATCTTCTGCTTCTTCTGCGTTATAAAAATTATCTTTCAAATCATTTTCGACCGCTGTGACCGCTTCTGTTGCAGCCTCTATGCCGTCGTCCATATGATTTAGATTTTCAGCTGAGATTGCAGGCTCAGAGCCATTAACCCAACCTATTTTGTTATAATCATTCATTTATATTGTCGTCACTTTCCTTTCCTAGAACTTCAACGCCTTTGGCTTCAATTTCAACGATCATTCCGTTTATGCCTTTGATTGTTTTTGAAAAAACAATACTTTCGACAAACGGTACTTCCTCGTCGTTTGTTGGTAGTCGCACCCTATCGCCTACTTGTACCCACCACCGATTGAAAATTGAGGCGGTAAAAGGTCGATAAACATAAACGTCACCGATAATTCTTTCAACAGTTTCTTTGCCTCTGTTTTCTAAATTTATAGTTAATAAACGCAAATCATTACTGGTACTCAAACATTGAGTTAGTTTGTTATTTGAAATATATTGACTATAATTTTCATAGCCGTTATTGTAATGACTTACAAGGCTTCCGTCTTTGTCATAGTAAAATTGGTATCTCATTATTTGTTTTGTTTCAAAATCATCAAATGACAAATCAGAATATGAAGAAATATCGTATTTATTATCAACATTTTTATACGGTTTAACAACACGAAAACTAACACTCTCTACGGTATTTTTGTTGCTCATTCTATCGTCAATCAAAAAAATTCCGTTGAGTTCGCACAGATATTTAATCCCCTCTAAAGCAGTAAAATTTTTATCTAAAACATCTTTTACCGCACCACAGCCAAGGTCGAATTTTGTTTCCCAGTTCACAAAATTACTAATAATAGGGCAACTAATTTTTGCAATATCGAAGAACCATATACCAATGTCACTAAATTTTAGCTCTTGACTATCGTCATTGTGCGACAATAAATAATTGTATAATTTATTTTTACACAAAACAGTTGACGCATAATAAGTTCTGTCAAATGCGACAAGCTCTCTAATTTTGCGATTGGTCGTTCTTTTGCAAGAAAAAATTTGACCTACAAACAACGTATACTTTTTAGTTTCGTTTTTTGAAAATGTAGGCGTTAGCTCCTCGCTTGGTAAAAGATTTTGGCTTGGGTATAAAATTCCCGAGGAATAAGTTTCGCTTACCCTAGCCACAATCAATTTGCCGCTTAAATCTTCTGAAACATTCATCAGGTTTAATTTTAATTGCGAGGGTATGCAGCCACCAATTGTTAACTCTTCATCATCACATATTGATTGCTTGATTTCTAAACTTTCAGACACGATATTTTCATTTTCCAAAGTCATAATCTTTGTACCTGAACTATCTAGAATTTCAAAAGTGACATCTGTACTTATGCAATTATTAACAAGCAAATCATCAATTTCGTATAATTCAGTTACCATTCAACCACCGCCTTAGTATTCGATTAACTCAAATGTAATCGGATTGTACAAAATATCAGTTGCAGTTGCGTCCATAATTTGATATTCAACGTCAGGAATGTAGAAATAGCCTGTGTCATAATTGTTTGTTTCGTCATTCCAATATTCAATATACGCTTTTCTCTGTACTGAATTTGTTATACTTGTATTGATTATATTCTGCACCTTGATTTTTTCGTCAAGGTGCAGAATGTGTGTTGAAAATGTAATACTTGTCTTTCCGTTTGGCAATGTCGTTCGGTGAAGAGTTCCGTTTTGGTCACGCTCTGCACTTTCATCAAGGCGTTGATCGGGGGTTGAAGAATATTCAAGAAAATAGCTGTTCGGAAACACTATTCCGCCAAATTTTATTAAATAGCCTTTATAATTATTTGCCATATTTCGACCCCCTTAAAATGGTAATGCTCCGTTGTGTCTGCGCTTGTAAAGATTAATTTCTTTGACAAATTCATCAAACAGAGTTGAGCTGTTTATTTTTGCTGTAAATTCGTATGAATTACCGCCGTTGTTTTTGAATACCACAAACATTTCGTAAATACGTTTGAGATAGTCAAGAATTTGACTTAAAATTGCAACGTCCTCGCCGCTTGAAGTATTTATCATTGATTGCAATTTGCTCAAAGGCGAAACGACCTCAGGGTCACCTGTGTTTGCTCCTGCGTTGTCACCGACAACCGCCAAAGTTGGAGCTTTGACAATACCGCCATTTGCTAGTTTTGGAATTAGCGGAGGACTTTCGGGCATAGAAAAATGCCAGTCCTGTCCGAACACATCACCAATAGCCCCCGCAACGCCACCAATGGTATTAACAATACTTGATACTGCGTTATAAATACCCGTCCATAATTGGTTTATACCGTCAATAATCAGATTGATAACACCTTTGATAATGCTCCACGTTTCGTCCCAAATTCCTTGAAAATAATCACGAATACCTCCCCACGCCTTGTCCCAATCACCTGAGAAAACACCTGTGATAAAATCCATAAGTCCGCCGAGAGAGTCAAAAATGCCACCAACTACGCCGCCAATTGTTTCAAAGACAGTATCAAATACACCTTTAACCGCATTAAAAACATTTACAAAAACTGGTTTTAATATGTCAACGAGCCAATTTACAATTGGTGATAAAAAGTTATTCCAAACTGTGGCGATTGCGTCAGCAACTTTGCCTATGAAATTTAAACCTTTTTCAAAAATTGGTTTCAAACAATTGTCCCAAGCTGACTGAAATATACTAACGAGGGTATCAATTGCGGGCTGTATCCATTCGTTATAAACATTCATCAATGTTGTTCCAATGTTGGTAAACATATCGCAAACATTTTGAAAAATGACTGAACCACCGTCGTCACCGTTCCACCATTCAGAAATTATAGTGCCTAAATCTTCAAATACGCCGCCCCAAAAGTCCCAAAATTCCGCAACGGTTAATTGTAGATTATCGAAAAATTCCTCAATAGTTGTTCCGTCGTTTTCAATCCAATCAACAAGACTGCCTGTGGCAATGTCAAACGCACCTGAAAGCACTTCACCAATTGAACCTGCAAAGGTGGTTAATCCTCCGAGTAAATTTGAAATTGCTTCTTCCATTCTCGGACGCATACGGTCTATACTATCTCCCGCAAGTGTTCCCAAACCGTCGAAAAATACTGAAAGATTATCATAACCGCTCGCCACATTGTCGCCAATGGTGGTTATAAAATTCTGTATTCTTCCGCTATCTTTTTCTAGCCATTTTGCGACACCGCCCGAAAGCGTTTGAAAAGTCTTCCCACCTATGGTTGCAATTGCACCGACAGCCGAACCCAACGCCCCCATTTTGGCTTGTCCTACTTTTTGAACCTCGCCAAGATAGGTTTTTGCAATTGGCACAGCGTTTTTGAAAATTGATTTGCAATTTTCACCGATTGATGACCAATCAACTTTGTTAATGCCTTTTTGAACATTATCAACAAATTTTTTAAATCCACTTTTTTCATATAGATTTGAAAAGGCGTTGGATAAGCCGTTCGTTGTTGCCGTTGTGGTTTCCGTTGCCGCTTGTGTTCCCGAAGTAGTAGCACTTGATGATGTACTGCTCGAACTTGATGTACTACTATCGTCATTGCTTAGTACATTCAGCTTGTCAAATCCTGCAACACTTCTTTTTGCTTCTTCTGAACTTTCTGTTACGTCGTCAATATCGTCACTTGCTTCTTCTGCGTCGCTTGCGATTGTTGAAATATCGCTCGACGAATTACTATGTCCGAAAACCTTTTCTGTTAATTTTTCAAATTCAGCCGCCAATTCTTGTAATTTTCCAACAACTTGATTGATTACTTTGAGTACTGGCGTAAATGCATTGATAAGCCCTTGACCGATTGACGCTTTCAGACTGTCAAAACGCAAACTTAATATTCTTGTTTGGTTCGCCCAACTGTCTTGCGTTCGGGCAAAGTCACCTTGTGCGTTACTCAATTGGTCAAGTACAAAATTATATCTAAGCGTTACCTTTTCAGCTTCGGTCATTGCCGAGGTTGTCTTTCCATAACCATTTGCTAGAGCGTAACTGTCAAGGGCAGTTTGTGTCATTACAATACCTAAGTCTTTTAATGTTTCGGTTTCACCTGAAAACACAGACTTTAGCTTTGTATATGCCGTATCTTGGTCTAAATTATAGAATGACGCAACGTCACCCGCTAATCCCGTTAAAGCTGTTGACATATCGTATGCTTGCTGCTCGCTAAACCCGAACGCCTCCGCCATTGAGCCATACAATCCAACGTATTTTTTTGCCATTGTTTCAGACAATCCATAGCTTTCAGCTGCACTTTTAGCCCAACTATTTACACTTTCCGACATTGACGAAAATGTAACATCAACAACATTCTGAACTTCTGTAAGGTCTGAGCCTAGTTCAATACATTCTTTGCCAAATTTTGTTATTGCCGCAACAGAAAAAGCCGTCGCCGCCATTTTTGCAATTTTCCCAAACGACGAAGTGATTTTATTAGCCGCTGTATTAGCTGTATTTTTAACTGAATTTAGCTGATTGTTGAATTGACTTTGATTTAGATTTAACATCAAATCAATTTGTCCAACCGAACTTCCCAATTTTTCACCTCCAATTAAAAATAAGTATAAAAATAGCGCACATCAAAAAGATGTACGCATTTTGTTGCAAAAAATTAGCCGCCCAAATAGAGCGGCTATATTATTTAATTATTAATAGAATAATATTCAACGTCGATTTTAGGTAATGATACTTTGTTGCCTAAAACACTTTCATATGTATAATTACCGTCGCAAGTTCCCCAAATCGTAATTATATCATCTTCAAGTATTCTGTCAGCCCCCTCAGGTAATTCAATAGTTGCGTAAATTGTATCTTCCCAATAATCTTCATCTAAATATTCATATGTTTTTTTAGTGACATTAATTCTGAGGTCAACCTGTGTTGTATCGCTTAACCAGCTGTCATTTTCCTGCACCTGTATAACTTCGCCCGTGAATGTGTATTTATTATCTTTATACTTATCAGGGTTTCGTGATAAATCTTCAAAACTAATGCTTTCACAACTGTTTTTAAATTCTTCTTCAACAATTGCAGGGTCTTGTGTTGGCTCTTCTGTTGTAGGTTCTGCCGTTGTGGGTTCTGCTGTGGTTTCATTTTCGCCCTCAACCGTCGTTACCGCTTGCACAGTAGTTTCATTTGTATCGGAATTGGTTTGATTTTTGTTTGACATTGCAATCCCGTATACTGCGATAAGTACTACAACAATAATAACCCAAAACCACCATTTTTTATAAATTGGTTTCTTAGATTTTGGTTGCTGTACAGCTTGATTATTAAATCCAACTTGTACCTGTCCGTCCTGCGGAGCGGCGCAAGCGTCACAAAACTTAGCGCCGTCGGGCAATTGTTTGCCGCAATTTTTACAATACATTTTGCTACTCTCCTTTATCAAAAATATGATTGTTCTTTTATACTACATCAAATTTTGTCAAAAGTCAACAAAAAGTTTAAATTTATTGCTATTGTGCAAACATTTTTTGTATTTCTCGTAAAAAATCTTCTTGTGATTTCTGCTTGTAATTTTTATTCTGCCATTCATTCCAAATTCGCTTTTGTGCCGAATTAAAATTTTTTAAAATTTTCGGGTCGGTTTCCGAACGAATTTGAACGATGTTTCCGAGTGGCGTATCTGCTCCAAGTCCTGATAATAAAGAAGAAAATTCTTCCCAAGTCATTTCTTTGAAGTCTTTAGAGTACATTCGCACCCCGTACTGTGACATCATTGACGCAACTATAACGTCGTAGTCCTCGATTAAGTCGTAGTAGGGGTCGGGGTTTCCCCCACTTCGTCGTCAATGCCAACAACAAGATTGATTGCTGTTTTGATAAGTGTTGTAAAATCGACAAATCCCAAATTTAAGGCGGCGATTTTCTCCCTGTCGGTTTTTGAAAATAATGTTTCAAAAAATATGTTGAAGTCCTCTGCTGTAAAATTGCTTTTATTCAGATTTGGTGTAATTCTCAGAACGTCAACCGCTGAATTGTTAACGATAAACTCATCACCGTTGATAACGATTTTGGGCTTACTTTCAAAGTCTAGCTTGTCTGTGATGTCAATAATCTTTGCCATAATAAAAATATTACTCCTTTATAAAAAGTCGCTCAGAGGGCAAATTTGAGCCACTCTGAGCACAATTTGATTTGTCCTGCTTATGCCGCAGGGGTGTAAACTGGTTTACCGTTTGACATTACTTCAAATTCGAGCGGTGCAACGCTTGTTGAAGCGCCTGAACCGTTTGAAGTAACTGAAATAACTGCGTCATTAAACACAACAGTTGAGCCGTCGGGGAAAGTCCACTTGAACGGTAGCTGTGCGGATGCGCCGTTCGCAAACGCAAGCCCCGCAATAAGGTCGTTGCCCTCGTCGCCGATTGTTCGCTTGCCTTTGATTGAGATTGTAATTGACTTAGCTGTCATAAGTCTTGATTTCCAACCCTCATTCTCAAACGCTGTCCATTCCTCTACGCCGTTATCAAACGCAACAGAATATTCCTCCATATTTGCAATTGGAGTTGTAGCGGTTGAGGCTCCTGATTTACCAACTGCAAATTGATTTTCGTAACAAGGAAAAACTCCCGAGGTTACTTTTGCCATTCTTATATCTTCCTTTCATAATAAATTTTTAATTCTATGACACGTTCATATACGCCCTTATCATCTGTGCCTATGTTAACAGGCTCAGGCATAAGAAGTTGTATCATATAAATTTGCGTGTCGTTTATAACTACATCTTTGACCGTACGCAACAACTCGTAGAGCTTGCGTGCGGCTATTTCTGTTTCATCAGCGTTGTTGTTCCAATGCAGGAGCAGCGAAACGCCGATAATGTCATATGTGCTTTCGCTACCGATTGCGGTTGTTGGCGGCTCGCTACGTTTGAGAGAGTAAACGCCAAGAGATTTGTCCTGCTTGTTGTCCAGCTTGCCTATGTAGTAATACTCGGCAAGGTCAAACTGCTTTAAAAAATCTCTGATATTGGCTAGTGTAATCACGTTCCGCTCAACCTCCTGTATATTTTTGCAAATGTTTCTGTACAAAAATTTTCTCTTGTACCGCCTTTTAACCACGGGTCAAGCCATTTGCCGCCTGCGGCAATGTTTTCCTCACGGCTGAAATTATACTCGGGGTGGTAATACAACCGTCGGGCATACGGGGTACTTGAAACTATCCTTGTGACACCGTTTGATGATGTTGAATAGTCTGCAAAAGTGCTTTCATTCTGCAAATTGCCTGTATCAAACGGCATAACCTCAGAATTTTTAACCTCGGTCAGCAATGCGTCGGTTGTCTGTGCTAATGCTGTTATAGCATTTTGATTTAACTCGCTAATTTTCGCCATATTCAACGTAACTTTTGAAGTGACATTCATATTAAATCTAACCTCGTATAATTGACTGTGCCGTCGGGGTTTCGTGCCTTAGTACCTTTGGCAATTTCACGTTTAACGCCGTTAACTTCAACATATCCACCGCTTATGGTAGGGGTATTGGGGTAAAGGTCATAAGGTATTAAAATAACACCGCTGACCTCTACCCTCTTTTGCTGGTCGGTTAAAACTGTCTTTGAGCTGTCTTGATAGTTGCACATAACAGCCCCAACATTTTCAAAAATAATTTCAGGTGCACCGTCCTCGTTCAATCCCTCGCCATAAAGCGTGATATAAACAGGAGTTTTGCAAAATTTCGGTCGCACAAGGCAAGGAAATTTCATATTACCCCTCCTAAATTGCACGATAACAAAGTCCTGTTGAAACAAGCATTGAATAAAGCTCACTAGGTATTGCAATACCGCATACAAAACTGACATTCTGACCTCCAAATGCCATTGAAACACCATTGAGAGAATAGCTTGAAAGCTGAGAGCTTAAAATATCCTCGTTTTCACGTTCAAATGTTTCAAGTTTTTTGTGTACACGTTTTATAACACGCTGCTGAAACGGTGTGAGCTTTTCAAAGTCTGTAATTCTGTTGAGGGTCAGAGTGTCAATGTGTTCTGCCGCTTGCAACGTATATTCATCATTAACACCCTGCGCCTCTATATATTCAGAATACATTACGCAACAGCTGTTGTGTCAACGTCAACAAAGACGCTGTCAATCTTCTTATCCTTGCCATTAGGAAATACGAATACGCCTGAAAGCGAACGGTTCTGATAGAGGTAGCCGTCACCCTTTGTGTGAGAGCCAGGCTCAAAGAAATAAACACTTTCGAGTTTTGGAACAATCTTGCAAGTTTCACCGCAAGCTACAAGCACATTAATCTTGTGAGCTCCTGTTGCAGGCTCAAAGCCGCCCTCGTCAGGCTCCCAGTTGAAATTATCGTAGAAACGCTCGTCGTCGATAACTTCCATAAGCGGAACGCCGTCAAGCTCTGTTACCCTTGTTTCGATACCGATACCACCCTCGGCAATCTGTGTAAGCTCAATCTTGCGAGTGAACTCTGTGGACTGTTCGAGCAAGTCCATAATCTGTGAAGAAACGTATGTGATAAGACTGCCTCTTGCACGATAGCGTCTTAACTTGCCTGACGCAAGAATTGTCTTGAGCTTGCTGTATACATTTTCTTTAGTCCAAGAGCTTGTAGCAGTTTTGCTTGAATATCCCTCTGTTGCCTGTGCTGTCTGAGCAATCTTAGAAAAGAAAAGTGCGTCGACCTCAGGAACTACCTGTGTAGTTTCAAAAGTTTTAGAGATGTTCTGTGCCGAGGCTGTAGAGTTTGTTTCGTCTACGTCTGCCTTGTCAACAAGGAACTCAACATCTCTGTCGTGGTCGCAGGTAAACACTACATCATCCTGAGCGTATGTGCCTGCGTTCCAGCCGCCGCTCCTCTTGTGGTTTTTATAGCCACTTGTTGACTGCTGTGTAAAGTGAAAAGATTTTGCGTTCAGCCACTTAACGTTTGAAGTTACAAACGGTGAAGTGAGCGAACCTTGAATGAGAATTTCAAGAATTTCAGGTGACCACACCTGAGCATAGTTTAAAGCCATTAATTAAATCGTCCTTTCTTAGTTAAATCTGTTCCATTTCTTTGTTGGAACTGTGTTGTTTTTGGGTTGCCCGTCATTGCTACCACCCGAGCCGTCACCGCCGATTTTCTGAACGCCGCTATTGTTGCCGTCGTTCTGAGCTGAGTTTTTAAGCGCAGGAATATCGTCGAGTACAGTCTTGATAGCACTTGAGAGTTTTTCAGCATTAATGTTGCCGTCTTTGTCAGCAACATCCTTAAAATCAGCAAGTTTAAGCAAGTGCGGAATTGTTTTAACATCAACTCCCTGCTTAATAGCCTCAAGCGTTGCAGATTGGTTAATCTCTGCCAAAAGACGTGCACTTCTTTCAGAATTGATTGTGTTCTGCAACTGTGCAACATCAGGGGTATTCTTAGCTTTCTGCTCCTTAAAAGCGCTGATTGCCTGCTTCATTTCGTCACCTGACAAGCCCTGCTGTTTGAAATAACCGCTTAATACTTTTTCTTCAGTTATGGACTGTTTTCCTGCCAAAATATCAGCAATTTTTTCATAGTCAATATTAATGCCGCCATTTCCGTCCTGCTGTTGCTGTTGTGTACCGCCGTCGTCATTGCCCTCTCCGCCCTCTGCGAAAAGCTGAATGTTTAGCGGTATTCTTGTGTTTGTCATATTATTTGCTCCTTTACAGTTTTTTAGGTCTGTCTGACCGATACAGTTTTTATGCCGTGCTGTCTGCACCGTAGTTTTACATCTTCGGATACAAAAAAAGCACCCTACAAAAATGTAAAGTGCTTAATCTGTTTTCTTTCCGCTTTTCTTGGCAGGCTTTTTCTGTTCAGGCTCGGTTGTTTCCTCTGCCTGTTCAGGCTCGACCTCAGTAGCAAAGCCAATGCTTATAAGCTCTTTTGCTCTCTCGTCTGTGGTTTCAAGCTCTGTGCCCTTTTCTCTCAAGACTAAATCTGCTGTCCTGTCATAAAACGCTTTGATAACCTTAACTTTCATATTATCACCACCTTTCAATATTTGCTTGCTCTATCTCTAAGTGTTTTTGTTGTTAGCTTTAGCTCGCAAATCAAATGTTCATAAAACTTGATTTTACGTTGTGTATCTAGCTTGCCATATTCTGTTTTAGCAGATGATAGCTCTTTGCGTTTTTTTGCAACAAAACTTTCGTAGTTTTTAATTGTGCTCTCATATTCCTCCGCCATAGCCAAATAGTCCATAGAGTATCACCTCAACACTTAATCGTCCTTTGACGTATTGGCAAAACCTTTGATAAAACTACAAACAGCCCTTATGATTACCAACACCCACGTTGCAATAAAACAACCTAATGGAATTACAACACCGTTTGCCTGTAAAACATAAAGTATAATCAATAATGTAAGCATATTAAAACTCCTTTCATTGCATAAAAATAGCACCCTGCATTTCTGCAAAGTGCTAATTTACTATCCCGTTACTATTAATCACTGTAAAAATCAACACGAATACGGTCGCATTTTTCTGATAAGACATCTGGGTTAAAAAGCTTTGATATTTCCCACCCATCATCTGTCGGAAGATATGCGACTGTTTTCTTTGTTACAGGTTTTCCATTAATTTCAAGGATATTCTTTTCAAAATCAATGTGTATTGATTTAATATTTATATCAATCACCTTCCTTTTACAGCAAAACCGCTTACAAATTAATGTGGGCGACTTTTTATTGATTATTTTGATTTCTGCTTTGTTCCAATTCTAACGCAAACAAGATGATATTTTCATATGTTACATCTTTTCCTTTATCTATGTAGTCTATTACCTGTTGCCTTTCAAAGTCGGTT